AAGCCTATGACAAAGCTAGCCAAAGGTGGCAAGACCAACGAGATGATGAAGAGCATGGGCCGTGGTATGGCTAAAGTAGCTAACCAAAGGGGCAAATAATGGCTAAATTCAGCATGAAACGAGATGGTAAAGAAGTTGGCGGTGCCAGCGTCTATGCCGAGCCACACACTATGGACGGTAAGGCGATGAAAATTTCTCCTACCCCCGGCAAAGAGCCAAACCGCAGCAAAGCTGACACGGTCAACATGAGCGTTGGCAACATCAGCAAAAATGCTGGTAACGAGCAGGTCAAGACTAGCGGTATCAAAGTCCGTGGTACTGGTGCAGCTACTAAAGGTCTGATGGCACGAGGCCCGATGGCATGAACTATACGTCGTTGTATAACACGATTCAGTCGTACACGGAGAATCAGTTCCCCGATGTATACCTTGCAAATGGAAGCACTGTATCTGCGACTACGCAGATCAACACCTTCATTACGCAGGCTGAGCAACGCATATACAACTCGGTTCAGTTCCCATCGCTTCGCCGTAACGTCACCGGATTTACAACCACAAACAACAAGTACTTAGCCTGTCCGTCTGATTTCCTTGCTTCGTATTCAATGGCTGTTGTTGCAGCAGATGGTAGCTACGAGTACTTGTTGAATAAAGATGTTAACTTCATACGCCAAGCTTACCCACAGCCAACAGACACCGCCATCCCTAAATACTACGCTTTGTTTGGCCCGTCTTACTCAAACAGTAACGAGTTGAGTTTTATTCTTGGCCCGACACCTGACGCGATTTACACAATGGAGTTGCATTACTTCTTTTATCCAGAGTCAATCACTACTGTATCCGGCGGTCAGACATGGCTTGGTGACAACTTTGATTCTGTGCTGCTCTACGGTTCTTTGGTAGAAGCCTACACCTTTATGAAAGGTGAGGTTGACGTTATTTCTGGATACGATGCCAAGTACAAAGAAGCCCTTGCACTGGCGCAGCGCCTTGGTGATGGCATGGAGCGTAGCGACGCATACCGCAGTGGTCAGTACCGTCAAGCGCCTTTGCCGCAGAATAACGGGGTGCGTTGATGGCATTCACTGGCAACTTCTCTTGCAATGTCTTTAAGACCGGGCTGATGAACGGCACGTTCAACTTTACTTCGGGGACTTTTTATATTGCGCTCTATACCAATGCAGCCACGCTTGATGCGTCTACCACGGCTTATACGTCTACGGGCGAGGTTGTGGCTTCTGGGTACACGGCTGGTGGGCTGGCACTCACGATTGCGCAAACTCCCACGGTAGGTACAGGCAGCACTGCTTATATCTCATTTAACAACGCTGTTTGGAACTCTGCCCTGACTGCGCGTGGAGCTTTGATTTACCAAAGTGGTGGTGGAAACCCCGCAGTCTGCGTCTTGGATTTTGGCGCAGATAAGACTTCAAACGCAACATTCACGGTACAGTTTCCTGCTGTATCAAACACATCTGCAATTATCCGTATCGCATAAGGAGCGACCATGTTCAACGATAAAGTTAAATCACAAGACGTAGCTGCAAGCAGCTTAGTTGCCGGTGGCTCCGCCGCTGAGAGCGCAAGCGCAAAAGGCGTTTATAAAGTCCAGTGCCATGACGCACAGGGCAACCTGAAGTGGGAAGCCGATGCTCCTAATCTGGTGGTCAACGTCGGTTTGCAAGACATGAACGCCAAGTACTTCACAGGCAGTTCCTACACGGCTGCTTGGTATTTGGGCTTGTACGGTGCTAGTTCAACAAACAACCCTGCGGCTGGCGACACAATGTCTTCTCACGCTGGTTGGACTGAGGTAGTTGCATACAGCCAAGCCACTCGCCCCGCTTGCACGTTTGGTACACCTAGTACAGCTAATCCATCTGTAGCGACAAACTCAGCCTCACCTGCAACATTCAGCATCAACGGAACGACCACAGTTGGCGGCGCTTTCTTGACCAGCAACAATACAAAGAGCGGCACAACAGGTACGTTGTATTCAGCAGCAGACTTTAGCGCCCCCGGTGATCGCGCAGTTGTTTCTGGCGACACACTTTCAGTAACTTACACACTCAGCTTGGCAGGTTAATCATGGCAACAACTTTTAAAAAAGGCGATGTCGTAAAGGCTGTCGCAGTTATTCCCCAAGGCCCTGTTACTGCTTTGCGTATGGATGAGGACGGCAACGTTACTTATTTTGTTGAGTGGACAGACGTAGACGGTAACGTACAGCAGCGTTGGTTTGAAGAGTCTCAACTGACAGGAGCATGATAAATGGCCTTAGTCCTCGCAGACAGAGTCCGTGAGACCACCACAACTACAGGCACAGGTTCTGTAACGCTTGCTGGTGCGTACACAGGATTCCAAACATTCTCCGCCGGTGTTGGTAACTCCAACAGTACTTATTACACCATCGCCAACGTCGTGTCTGGTGAGTGGGAAGTTGGTATTGGCACGTACACATCTGGTGGTAACACACTATCTCGTACAACTGTTTTAGCTTCTAGCAACTCAGGCTCACTTGTTAACTTTGGCGTAGGCTCGAAGGATGTGTTTGTAACTCAGCCTGCTGAACGAGCTGTGTATGTGGACTCCGCAGGCACAACGGTTAACGTCAACGTATTGGCAGCTACTGGGGATTCATCATTTACCTCAACAGGCGCGGTTCAGATTTCAGCCGGCACAACGGGTCAGCGCCCCGCAGGTGCAGTAGGTAAGATTCGTTGGAACAGCACTTTGTCTCAGTACGAAGGTTACGACGGCACAAACTGGACGCTTTTGGGTGGAGCGGTAATCTCCAACGACACCAGCACAGCAAGTAATTTATACCCAACATTCTCAAGTGTCACGAGCGGTAACGCATCAACTCTTTACACAGGCAACGCCAAGCTGTTGTATAAGCCAAGCACAGGCGAGTTGCAAGCTTCAGTCCCAGTTGCGTTAAACGGTCTTGTGGTCAATAGCCAAACAGTATCTGCAAGCTACACGATAGCGGCTGGGTATTCAGCTATGTCATCAGGCCCCGTTGCTGTAGCTTCAGGGCAGGCGGTAACGGTCAGTTCGGGCTCACGCTGGGTAATTATTTAAGGATTTAATATGGCAAGCATTGTTGTAAACGGAGATACGAGCGGGGCTGTAACGCTATCTGCGCCAGCGGTAGCGGGTACTGTGACTGTGACTTTGCCCTCCACATCGGGAACGATGGCGCTGACTTCAGGCGCTACCGCCTTTACAGATTTAACCGTCACCAACGGTGCGTCTATTCAAGGCCTCACAGTCGGCAGAGGTGCTGGTGCTGTGTCTACCAACACTGCGGTTGGTGCTAGTGCTTTGGGCAATGGCTCACAGACTGGTACTGTAAATACTGCTATCGGAGCCTTTTCTTTATTCAGCAACACTTCTGGAACTGGGAATACTGGTGTTGGTCAAGGTGCTATGTACCTCAATACAACAGGCGGTTCCAATTCCTCTTTTGGTGATGGCGCACTTGGAAACAACACAACTGGCGGAAGCAATACAGCATTAGGTCGTCAATCTCTTACATCCAACACCACAGCCTCAAACAACACTGCTGTGGGCTATCAAGCGGGGTATAGCAATACGACTTCAGCTAATAACACTATTATGGGTTATCAGGCTGGATACAGTCAAACAACTGGGTCTGGTTCAAATGCACTATTTGGTATTCAAGCTGGCAATGCTGTCACTTCAGCATACAACACAATGGTTGGGCCTTTTGCTGGATATTTAATAACATCTGGCAGTAAAAACACCATTCTTGGCGGCTACACAGGCAACCAAGGCGGCTTAGACATTCGCACATCAAGCAACTACATCGTGCTGTCTGATGGGGATGGGAATCCTCGGGGTGTGTTTAACTCTAATGGTCAAATGTTAATCGGAACTGTAAGTGGCACTGATGTTGGAAGAGTTGTTTCGTCAGGCGTGGCTAACTCATATCCTGCTTTTAGAGCCGAAACAGGTGCAACAACAAGTCAACAACAAATTTCATTTGTAAATCCAAATGGTGTTGTTGGAACGATTAGCACAAATGGTTCCGCAACCGCATACAACACATCTTCTGATTACCGCCTAAAAAACACTATTACACCAATGGTAGGTGCATTAGCAAAAGTAGCTTTACTTAAGCCTTGCACATACAAATGGAATGTAGATGGCTCTGATGGTGAAGGATTTATTGCTCACGAACTTGCCGAAGTTGTGCCTCAGTGCGTAACTGGCGAGAAAGACGCATTGGATTCTGAAGGTAAGCCGCAATATCAAGGCATTGACGTTTCATTCTTGGTGGCTACATTAACTGCCGCAATTCAAGAACTCAAAGCAGAGTTTGACGCATACAAAGCCACCCACCCATAAGGAGCATGAACATGAATGAAATCACCGCAGAACAAATTGCCAAGCACTACTCAGCTTGCATGGACAGCGTAAACCTCATCAACGCAGGACAGCCCGAAAAGATGACTGATGCTGATTGGGCAGACACGCTCAAGAGGAATCGTGACCACTTGGTCATCATGCTTGCCAAAGATTACTGGACTGACGAAGACCTAACCCCGCTCCAACAAGCGGCTGGAGAGTAAACATGGCGGTCACTCTTAATGCCTCGGCATCGGCTGGTTTTGTTACCACTGCTGACACATCGACAATCCTGCAACTTCAAACTGGCGGGACTACTGCGGTTACTGTAAATGCTTCACAGAATGTGGGGATTGGTACTGCTTCGCCCACACAAAAACTTCAAGTAGCGGGAAAAATTGCCGTAACCGGAACAAACCCCTCAATCCAACAAACAGTTCAAAATTCATATTTAGATTTGTGTGGCGGTACAACAGTTGGTACTGACCCATCAATTCAAATAGCAGGAAGCACAACTACAACTGATGCAAATAAAATTTTCTACAATGCTAACGCTCATTTGTTTCGTACATCATCTGGTGGGACAACTTACGCCACCCTTGACACCAGCGGAAACTTGGGCTTGGGTGTTACTCCTACCAACAACACGCTTGGAAAAACAGTACAAGTTGGTCAATCTACTGTTTTAACCGCAGACGCAAGTGCAAATAATTTTTGGCTTGGTTCTAATTGGTATTACAAC